TACGGACAGCCGTCGCCGTCACTCGTTCTCCTTGGGGAATACTGGCAGAGTCAAGCAAGAAGGCTCTACCAATTTCCTGCCTAAGAAGATTCACACCATTCTGGGTATGATTGATCTGGGGATTCATAGTAGTTGCTGGAGAAACAACATGTACCTCGTTTGGTCTAGCACTGACCCAACCACCTGTTGGAGTGCCGTTAATATCATCTACTTCAGCCATACCCGTTGGGTCTACGGCCATCCAGAAAATAGACGAGGCAGTAATGCCGTTGATTAAACCTTCCGTGAAACCCTCAAGGGCTTTAATATCACCTATCATATCTTCGCAGTGGCTTCGACCATAGTTCTCTCCAGCAATACTGGCCCATCGAAGGACAATAAAGTTCGGTACAGTAAACTCACCAGAGTTCGTGACATCTCCCTCGGTATCTTCAGTTACTGATTTCCACACATCTTCCTCATCCCTTGTGAGCCGTGTATACAGCGGCTTGTAGCCTTGTTTACTATCGGCATCAAGAGATGAAGAGAAAAGAATATCCTGATCATTCTGATCATCGTCTACGGTTTCGTATTCTTTATAGATGATTTCATTGATATCTCCGTTCACACTTCTTCGGACCACGAACCTATCAATACGGATCAAGCGAATATTCATATCGTCCTCTAAGATCACCATCACATCCCCAACAACAATAAGATGCTGAAGTATTTGATATATAGATTCCCTTAGATTACCACTAGAGATCTTATTATATACTTGATAAGAAAGATTACTAAGATACGAGTCTATTTCTATCTCTGGTTGTATGCCGGATGATAACTCAAACCTAAAGAAGGGAGCATCATTCAAAGGCAATAATGCAGACAACATTCGAGAAGCCATGGAAGTTACTCCACGGGCCGAAATAGAACTATAGGGCTGCGGTAATTGGGATTGTTCATTCCAACCTTCCGGTGGAAGAACCGAAGGAATCGTAAGGCTTGAGCAAAATCTAGATCTCTCTAGTTTACTAGTCCTTAAAGAATCCAGTATTCGGAATCTGTCTGCATTAGTTGACATAATTTATTACTTAGGCCTATCTGTGGTTGGGTCAGGCACTGGATCGGGACTAGTACCCTGACCTAGACTTGCCCACATAGATGATGTTCGATTTTCTAGATCTAATAAATTGGCATCGTATTCCGAAGGAGCAGCGTCAATACCAGCCTGTTCCATTGCTTCAAGTTCTGCGATCCGTTGTTTTTCTGTAAGCTCTGTTTGCTTTCGAATCTCTCGTTCTTGAGACTCACGGCGGCGTTCTGATTCCATTTGGAATTCTCTAGCTTTCATATCACGTTCTTCTGCTAAGGTATTTTCATAGGATAGTAAATCTTTTCGATCGCTTGCGGACATACCACCACCTATAGTTGGTCCTCCTCCAAAACTCATAATTAAACTCCTTTATATTACCTCGGTCTTCTTCCCATATCCTGTCCAGATCTTGGAGAAGTACTACTGGGTCGTGGAATTACTGTGCCTTGGCCCGGTCTTGGTCCAACAGTTGGCATTCTTATAGCTCGATCTCGTAATCCTAACATTTTTTTGCGGTCAAAATCCTTGTCTCCAACTTTCGTTTGAGAAGCTAGATCCGCTTGAGAAGCTAGATCCTTTTGTTTTGCTTTAAATTCAGCATCCATTTGTGAGGTTTTAAGGTCTCTCTCTGTTACCATAGTACGGAGTTTCTTATTGTGTGCTTTATCTAGAATAGCGAGATCTCTCTCTGCTCTTATTCTTGCTTTAGAACTAGCAGATTGGAGGTCTGCTGTTAAGCGAGCTCTTTCTTTTTGATATTCTTCTTTAGCCAACTCTATAGCCTCTTCTTTTTGTCCTTCCCAATCCAGTTCTTTAATTCCGAAAGTCTCGCCAACCCAAGAAACAACATCACTAAAAAACCCCATAACTATACTCCTTTTCTTTGATTGGTTATTACTTTTTCAATGTGCTGAATAAGTTCTTCTCTACCATGTTGGATAGACAAAAGACGAACCATCTCATCATTCGTCATCGTCTCTTGATACTTTACTGGAGGATATTTTTCTCTTAGATACTGTACTAGAAGTTCGTCTAGTTTGGGAAGTCTCTTCCAGTCCACGTAATTTCTCCTCTATAAGCTTCAACTTTAATATTACATCCCGCATTAATAATAACATTTCAGCAGGAGTAACAGAAGCATTCATTGAAATCTTTCGTTGAATTGTTTGTAAACTATGTTGGCTCATTTTAAACCTCCGTTAAATCAACAACTTCACAAGCATCCCCATGGCATGCAAGTTCTTGAGAATTAGTAGTCGAGTCTTCTTTTTCATAAGAAGAAAGCTTTGACCATATTATATCTTGTGGCATCTTTTCAGTCAATATATTATATTCAGTTTCTGTAATTGCTTCAAAGGGAGCCTGATCGTAAACATTATTATCCTTCGGCAGGAAGGACACCCCGCTTACATACTTCCAATTATTCCATACCCAGCTACCTACCTCTAAGAAGTTTATATCAGAATAAGATATAGTAATACTGGGCTTGTGGTCACACCAAGTCTTTTGATATTCCAGCCACAGTTCAAGGTGAGTCACAGGATCTAATTCATCTTGAGTTATGCATCCCTTTGGAGACTGTAGTGGAAAACTAAAGACCATGGTTTTGTCTGGTTGAGAAACACAAGGCTCATGTGGCATCCCACTGTCAATCATAAACTGACAAATAGGATCCTTGGTATCAATCCTAACTCGACGCAAGTATTGGTTGGCATATCTTGGATGCATACCGGAGCTTGTGCCTGCAACACAGCTTGTTGTTCCACTTGGTTTACAACATGTGATAGAAGCACTTGGGTTTATGTTCAGTAACTCAGAGAAGTGTAGGTTTACATCTTGCGTATATTCCTTAAGCTTCTTAAGAGTCCAACGAAGCTTGGGCATACCAAGTTGACCAGACATAAGCTTGCTGTCATATATCCCTGTAAAAGATACACCAAGCAATCTTTCTTCTTCACAGTTTGTTTTCCATTCCTCTCCCAGATAAGGGAACTTTGTACAGGCAGATTGAATTGTACCTAGTATGGTAGCCAATCTTACCTTCTTCTTTAAGCTTTCATAATCATCATCTTCTCTAATAACAACCTCTGTTAAATTACAGAATTGTCTTGGGCGAAGAATGATTTCACTGCATGGATTGGTTCCCCAATCATCACAGGGTTTTCTGTTTGCTTTTTCAGCAAGCATAGCAAGAGCTTCACGATTACAGATGCCCCGTTCTCCAGATCGAGAGGTATACATAGCAACCCACTCATCTAGAAATTCAGACATTCCCGGCTTAGTTGTATACACTGCTGAGTTATTGCTCAGTCTTCTATGTCCTGATGTCTCCCACCAAGGACCAGACTTAGCAGTAGCCATGTCTCTGTCATAAAGATCGGATAAGGAAATCAATGCGGACCTACGAACGGCCCCAGCAATAACAATCTCCCCAATCATGCATACAATATCATGAACCTCAATGGGCTTAAGGTGTCTACCTTGAGCTCCCATGAACTTATTAACTGTATATCTAAATAGTTTCTCTAGAGGCTCGGGACCAGAGGCTCTTCCTCCAAAGGTCTTGAGTCTAGCACCGGCAGGTCGAATCAGATGAGTCTCCCAAGTAGGGTGAATACCTTGGTAAAGATACTTCAGTAAACTACTATAGGCTTCAGCCCAGCCTTTGCGAGAATCCTCTACAACTAGAACATCATCGTGTGTTCGTTCAATCTCTTCAGGAACCACAGGTAACTGCTCAATATACTTAGACTCACAAGAAAAACCCACACCCGTACCACAGCACAGGATATACATAATTTCAGAGAAAACCTTGGGGTCATTCACAGCCACATAAGAGCAGTTGTACATACATGTATCGTCTACATTTGCGGCAGGTCCAGCGGTCATCAATGCCCTCATACTGGGGAAAACCTCTAGATTTTTGGTAGCCATACGGGCATCTTCAATATCAGGGAACCCAGAAAAGACAGGGAAGCGAGAAAGAATATAATCATAGTATCTATCGACACATTCTTCCCAAGTTTCTCGTCTACCAAGCTCATCATCCCAACGACAGTACTTAGATTTTGCTATAAACTGCTGAAAGTTATCCATTTGTTCTTTATACTCCAACTTTAGGGACCCAAAGGTTAATTTTGTCCGTGGAACTATCATAATCGCCATTTTCTAGTATCTTAACGCACCTTGCCATGGCAAAAGCAAGATCGTCGCCTTCTAAATCACACGTTTTCTTTGGTATGTACTTCTCTTCGTGATACATATCAATAATATTCTGATAAATGTCCTCACCTTCCCACTTTTTCATGAGAGATCGAGCACGTTTGGGGCCTATTCGCCACAGTCCGGGGATATTATCTGTACTATCTCCTGTCATCCACTGAACTAAGAAAAAGAGTTCTGCTTCTTCCGGGCTGATATATACAGACTTCTCTTCTTTATCAGGATTATAATGCCATCCTGACACCCCTCGTAAATCTTTATCAATTGTAACGGCAATCCCAGTGCCGCTGGAAGCTGCTATTCCTAGTAAATCATCAGCCTCTAGTCTATCGACGTAATCAATTGGGTATATGTCCTGTATATAATCTTTAATTTCTTTTAAATATTCCGGTGTATCCTGAGTATCTCTATTCATTTTATAGAGAGGCCAGATATTTCGCCTGTAGTTATCCTTACGGCTACAAGATAGAGCAATTCTAAAATCTTCTGCTTCATCTGGAAGCCAGCTTTCAAGATATTCTTCAACCATTTGAGGAATAAAGGCGGGATCATCTACCTCAGCTCTAAAGGCAACTTTATATGCAATGATATCTCCATCAATCACAGCCATCGTCGGGCACGGGATCATCATCTTCTTCTCCATCCTCAAACTCCTTTAATAAGATGTCAATTAAATCATTAAGCATGTTATCCATTCCCTCTAATGAACCCGAATTACTGAGGTCTTCTAGGTTTGTAGTTAGAGCATTGGCTTGGATACCACACCAAATAGGAGCCATGGCTCTTGCCTTTATTGACAAGCCCTTTACATCACCATCATTTAATAAATGACAATCATACCATTGGATCTTCTCTTCATCTCCATCTTCAATAGCTCTAGCCAATTCTTCTGAGTGGTGTTCTCTCCAAGTAGCGTTTGCCTCGGACAATTCTCTAGTTCCAGAAGATAAGAAAATCATAGTAGCGTTGTTCTTCAAGCCGAGCCCGACTTCGTTCTGATATCTACAATCATCTACTATTACACACCTTTCCCAATAAGGATTATTCTTATATAACTCCAATTTCTCTTCTTTTAAAATTATATTGAGTTCTATCTCGAATAAATCTACCCAATGATTTGGATTTACTTTACGAAACATAGCCCCAAACTCTTGACAAAACTTTCGATACTCTTCATTATCTTTTTCTTTTGAGTAGCCTCTTTCTTCTGCCTCTTTCTTCAGAGGATCTGCAAACGACAACAACTTAGGAACAAGACCGAGTTCAAAAGATTCCTTTGCCAAAAGATTAGCTAATGTGGTCTTGCCAACCCTTGCTAGTCCAGAAATGATTATTAACTCCATCTCGGATCTCCTTGTGTAGTAGATGTGGGGCTATATGAAGATCAACCTTGAATCCACACATTCTTAATAAGTAGCTTGTAGCTAAAGAACACGACATTGGTGTATAAGTTTTTGAAATGAATCGACCGACTAGCCACCAGAAAGAGTTCTCTATAGTGTTTGATAAACGAAACTCAGGTCTATCTAAAAAACAACTGAGCTGATATAAACTGACAGGAGCTGAACCAAGATCGACTACGGTTTCTTCTATCGTTATACCCTGTCGCTTTAATATCCAATCATACTTAGATTTCTCTACTAAATACATCCCACCATTTGGATTTATGACGTACACGTATTCCTTATCTGGCTGCGTGAACCAAACAACAGAGTGTGTCATCGGTTGCCGGGATAGAAATCGATATACTTTCGCTCTCCAATCCTTCCGGTTAGACTTACCATAGAAGATAACCTTAATATTGGTTTCGATTAGTTGCGGATTCATTGATAAATAATCATTAAATCTAACATAACAGCCAAATTGTGTTCAATTCTTGCCCCTTCGGATTTCTGCCAACCGTGCAACATGTATATGCTATCACAAGAACAGACATCAGTCAAGTCTCTAGCCATAACAATTCGCAGTCCTTTAGAAGTTTCTAATTCTTTATCTGTTAAACCTGAATCAACGTCAGAAGTACAGGGATTTATAACTTGATAAATTCCCTTTGACTTTAAACTTTCTTCAGCTCTGTTAAATTCTTTGTGGTTAAAATCTTTGATTCCCCTCATGGGACCTGCAATATAAATCTTTAAGTAACTCATCAATGACACTCCGACCAATTGTTTCCAACTCTAAACTCTCCGTCCATTTCAATTTGGCATCCAAGTATTTTACCTGCTTTCTTGATTGCCTGACATCCTAGAGTTCCTATGATATCAGAAATGACGGGATCACATTCCAACTGCCACTCATCATGAACAGTTGCCATAAACTTAACCTGATTCTTGAACGGTCTAAGGCTTCGGCTAAATAAGACCTGACCTAACTTCATTAATATAGCACCATCACCTTGTATCTGTACGTTCAATGCTTTATGTACCGCTCTACAGGGTACCTCTCGACCATCTAATAATGTAATTGTTTTCTTGCGGTGTACTTGCCACTCTACATTAGCAAGTAATTGCTTAAGAGCTGGCATTGAATCTAGGTATTGTTGTTTGATAATTCTACCTTTCTTTGGTCCACCTCCTACGATCTGACCAATCTTAAAATCACCTGCTCCGTATATTAGGGCATAGAAGAAGGTCTTCGCAGAGTCTCTGTCGGGCAGACCAGCAGCCTTTTGATTAACCTCATGGATATCTTCATTAAGAACTTGATAAGCAAAGTCTCCTTTATCCCATCTAGCCATACGACTAGCCAGTAGCCTCGCTTCCAAACCCGAGGCATCTATTCCTACCTGAACCCAACTTTTCTGTGGTATGAATAAGGCCCTAGCTCTGGAGTTACTGGAAACCTGTTGTAGGTTGGGCTGAGAGGCTGTCATGCGTCCTGTGACGGTACCTTGAGTGTTGACACTACCATGTACCCTTCCATCACGAGACACATTAGCTCGGCTTATCCAGTCTTCTACTTGACTGAGGAGCTTGGTAATAGTAAAGTATTTTACTAGTTTCTTGGCCTCATAATAAGGTAGCTTCTTAAGAACGGCTTCATCTAACTTAGGATTACCCTTCTCAGTCTTGGGAGGATTCCATCCATACTTAGTATGTAATCTCTCGGCAATTTGTTTGCGGGAACTAGGATTAAATATTGTAATCTTATCCTTTAATCGTTTACCAGTCTTATCAGAATATCTCTCATCTATATAAGGAAGAAAGATCTGTCCTAACTCGTCTTCGATACCTACTTTTTCCATAAGAAGATCGCCTTCGAATTCTTCAGCTCGTGTCATATCAAACCCAAAACCATTAACGATTTGATCTGATATAATTCTAGCAACTTTATGCTCCAACTTTACAGACTTGGGGAACCGTTTGAAATATTCCTGCTCTTCATGAAACACTTTTGTAGTTACTTCTACATCTTGAACGCAGTATTCCACCATCTTTTCTGATAGTTCAGAGAAATCATGAAACTCTTGCTTAGGGCAGTTAAGATATTCACCCCAAGCTTTGAGGCTGTTGGAACCAAGTGGGTGGTCTTGTCTATCGGGGTACATTAATCTAGATACAATCAAAGTATCGAATGTTTTTGTCTTAATAGGACCATAGTATCTTTCAAGCATGGGAATATCATACATGATAATACTATGACCAATAATTAAGTCAGCTTCCCTTAGTAATTCAACTCCTGTTTCTATTTCGTCTCTTAAGAATGTATGTTTTTCACCTGTGTCTACGTCTTGTATACACAAGCAAAAGATATCATCACCTTCGGGTGTAGGTACACCTTTCTTTTCGATTGTGACTTCGCTCAGGCCGTTAGCCTCGATGTCGAAAGCTAGTCTCATCTTTTATTTCCTTATATTTTCTATCGCTTTATCTCTTGGTCCTTGTAGACCTAAGAAATTTTGTATTTCTCTGATACTCAACTCGGAAGTTTCGAGCATGTCCTCATAAAAACAAGTCATGAACTTAATATTGCGGTCTCGCCACCACCGTTGGATAGATAGTTGACCAAAATTAACTAACCTCCTATAATCTTTGAAGTTCATAGTTCTGTATATTTCTATAGACCTTGCTCGCACACTCGAAGGATCCATGCGTCCATCACTGATCTCTTTATCCATAACTTCTACATCTAGTTTTGCTAGATTTTCATAGCTTGTTGCTTGGGCATCCTTATCTCTACGCTCACATAATAACACACGTTCTATGTTTTCATTAGGTATAAAGGAAATCAACACAGGGCCTAGAATTTTTATAGCCTCCCCGTTATGGGGATTATGTGTATAGTTACGGTGTTCTTCAAAAGGAATATCATAATAACCCCAAGGATTGTGTTTTGTTATCCTTTCTTGATCTTCATCAGAAATATCTTGACTGTGGAGATAACTATTACCCTCAAAGTTATAACTGTCTTCACCAATAAGGGGAACTCCAAGATGCTTTAGGGTTTGCATCATTAGACTTGACCCACTTCGGGGCATACCTGATACTACAATCATGTTTCTGGATCAGTAATAACTCTACCATCGTCAGCAATTGCAAAGTCAAGTTCCTTAAGTCTACCACTACAACGATCATAGAATAAACATGTAGCAACACCAGCCCTACCTGTTAGTCTGTTCTTTAGAACTCTAACTGTCGTAGTGTTAGCAATCACAGGATCTGGATTCTGCCTGTCTCGTTCAAGAGCAACAACAACATTAGGTACAGAGGCTAAAGAACCAGAGCCCCTAAGGTCTTGTAGTGTAACACGATCCCCTTCTTCGTAAGACTTAATTGTCTTCTTGAGTTGGGATACCACATCAATTCTAACACCTGTTCTACTGACCAGTGCTCTTAGTTCCTTCATGATATTATCAATCAACAGTCTCTCGGAATTAGAATTATCATAGTCCGAGGAAGTATTCAATAAACCAGCAGCAGCAGCAGTGATGTGATCAAGAACGATGACATCAACTCCTAAGGATACTGCCATGAATTCCATTCTTGCACAAAGATTATCCAAAGCAGAATGACCAAGATGATCGTACACATAGAGACTGGTGGTCTCAAGCATTCTCCTTGCTTCAGCATATTCCTCATCAGTTAGATCATTAATTATATCAACTTCAATACTAGGTTTACCAAGCTTCTCTCTAAGTTCATTCATAAGCTTCTTGGCTCGAATGGCTCTAACAGGTTTACTCAAGATCAAAGAGACCATATCATCAACAGTCTCTTGAGGAGACTCTTCAAGCATGATCGCACCTACACTACGACCCTCTATCAGGTGGTGATGCATGAGCTCACGAAGGATAGTAGACTTCCCACTCCCAGTACCGCTAGCCCAAAGAGTAATTTCACCACTCCGCTGACCAAGTAAGAACTCAGACAAATTGTCGAACGGAAAGGGGTATACTCTAGTGTGTTCCATGTTTGGATCAGCAATGATCTGAGATACATGAACAATCTCATCTGGACTGTAGTGCTGGGCTTCCCAGATAGCAGCTACTACAGCTTTCCCCTGACCCTTCACGAGGCATTCGTTAGCATCCTTGTAAGGTAGCTTGGCTATTTTACATTTACCGGGAGGTAATAGCTGGGCTACTGCTTGAACTGCATCACGACCAGATTGATCTTGATCAAACATCAGGATGATCTCATCATAGGAAGAAACAAACTCAAGGTTATCCTTGATTGCTCTGGCAGCACCGGCGGCACCATTAGGTAAAGAAACTACAGGCCATCTGTTATTCAGAAGTTGGGACACAGACAAGCAGTCTATCTCACCTTCAGTAATTGTGATCATACGACCACCCTTGGCCTTGAATAATTCTTGACCCCATAAAGGAGTGTTGATAGTTTGTCCTCTCCATTGGAAGGTCTTGTTAGGACCCCGTAGTTTCTGTCCTACTACTGTTCCATCCCTAGAGAACGAAGCAATCTCTACACGCTTGCCATTACTGACTAAGGTTTCATAGCCATACTTACGACAGGTGTCCTCATTGATTCTTCGTTCTGGAATAGCTGTAATGTTTCCTTTAAGAAACCTAAGACCATTAGGACTC